TCGTCTTCGTACTACTTTGCCTATCAAGCCTACTATTCGCTGTACCGCCAATCCCGGTAGCCTTTGGGTCAAAGAGCGCTTTATTGATCCTGCTCCTCCTAATACTACTTTTCGGGACAAGGTGGGATTGACCTATAGATTTATTCCCTCCCTCGTAAGTGACAACCCTTACATCTACCAAGAGGGGAAGGGCCAATACGTTAAAATGCTTTCATCAATGTCAGAAGTAGAAAGACGACAATTGTTGGAGGGTGACTGGACAGTTAGTGATGATAGCGCTTTTCCCGAATTTAACATCAAAACTCACGTTATTGATGGTGACACCTTTATTCCTAAGCATTGGAACAGATTTGCCGGTGTTGACTATGGTTACTCAGACAATGCCGCAGTTGTTTGGTGTGCTGTAAACCCCGATACAGGGCAGATTGTCGTTTATAGAGAGTTTGCAAAGAGTGGTCTCTATGGGGCAGACTTTGCGAGAGCCATCTTAGACGCGGAAGCTGAGGAACTTGTGAACGTAGATCATCTCGTAGATTGGCAAGTATGGGCTGTAACAGGTCAATATGGACCCACAATCGGGCAAGATATGCAACGTACAGGCTTAAGGATGCGTAAGGCGGATAAAAACCGCACCGCTGGTAAAGGGCAGATACATGCACGTCTAGCCCCTATGGGTGATGATGAGCCAGGACTTATAATTCTGGATACATGCCCTAAGCTGATAAGAGAACTTCAAAGCTTGAAGAGGGCAGATAAGACAGCCACTCAGGACATTGAAGACATTAAGCAAACCCGCTTGGGTGCCAACCACAACGATCTGTATGACGCTCTACGTTATGCCCTTATGTCTCGTCCTCGTAGGATGACGACACAGGACAGATATTTGGAGAGTAAGCAAGAATCTCGTTGGGGTCATTACAACAACATGTTCAAGTAAGCAACAACACCCCTCACGCCAACCGGAACTGACCAACCCGGTGTAATAGTGGTCTTAAACGTCAGGCCGATTAAGTTCGGTGGCAGGGCGCACCCTGAGGGGTTTCTATTTTATTCCTGGGTAGCATAGTGGTAATGCTCTTCACTGTTAATGAAGAAGACGTAGGTTCGAATCCTACCCTCGGAGCCATATTATATAACGGAGGGCTGAATGCCTCATCAAGAGAATTTGTTCGACATCACCAGCCCCGGAGAACTCGCGAAGGCAAACCTAGCCAACGCAGGTGTTACGTTCGACGAGGATGCTGTTGCAGCTGAATTTAACGTATCCACCCTCCTAAGCACAGTGCAGCAAAAGGTGGAAGAGGCACGAACAGACCGGTCTGACAAAGAAGCACGGATGTTTAAGAACGTCCAGAGTTTCAAGGGTGAGGACAATCCCGGAGACCAACTACGCTCTGAGACAGAGATTAGTAGTGTCTATCTCCGCACCACCACCGTCAAGACTCGTGCAGCATTTGCCCAAGTTATTGAAACCCTTCTAAGCGATAGCAGATTTCCCCTGCAAGTGAAAGAGAGCCGTAATCCTGAGGGCATTACTAAGTTTGCCCACCTAGGAGAAGCAGCTCCAACCCCAGAGACAGCAGAAGCCCCCGTAGAAGAAGATTTGGGGATTGGCTTCGCTGGCGACGGCAGGGAGGTTGCCCCCGGCTCCACTCTTGACAGCCTGAGTTTCCTAGGTGGTTTGGAGGAGGAGCTGGGAGGAGAGGAGGGTATTGCAGAGGGCCCCGGAAGGCAGGGAGAGCCCACTATACGCCCAGCCAAGATGGCTGCTACAAAGATGGACTCCATCATCCAAGACCAGCTCGTAGCTGGCAAGGCTGGTACAGCCCTCCGTAGGGCTATCTTCGAGTGCTGCATGTTGGGGGTTGGTGCTCTTAAAGGCCCTTTCAACGTAACCAAAACCCTACCTCGCTGGGAGCGTAATGGCGACGGGGAAATGGTATATAGTCCTATAGAGAAGAAGTTTCCACAACTAAGCTTCGTATCCTATTGGAACCTATACATCGATCCCAATGCCCTCCGAGCAGAGGACGCAGAATGGATTGCTGAGAAGCACCGCTTTACGTACAAAGAGGTTAGTGACCTCAAGCTCCGCCCTGACTTTGATGGTGCAGAGATTGATGCTGTGTTAGCCGATGGCCCTAATTACACAGAGAGTAGTTTTGAAAATCAACTCCGTAACTCCACCGGCGATAAGCCCTACAGTGATCGTTACGAGGTGTGGGAGTTCTGGGGCTATATGGCCACAGACAAAGTGAAAGAGCATGGCCTAGAAGTTCCTGTAGAGAGCGGAGACGTTGTTCAGGTGAATATGTGGTATAGTGGTAACCGTGTAATGCGGCTGGTGTTAAACCCCTTCATGCCTGCACGTATCCCTTACTACGTCTTCCCTTACGAAGAGAAACCCTACCAGATTGAAGGTACGGGTGTTCCTGAGAGTATGGAAGATAGCCAGAACATGATTAACGGTTTCGCACGTCTCGCTGTAGAGAACGGGGCGCTTGCCGGTAATATGGTATTTGACATTGACGAGAGTTCTTTAGTGGAGGGTCAGGATATGACCATCTACCCCGGTAAGATTTTCAAGCGTATGTCGGGTACACAAGGCACTGCAATTAACGCAATTAAGTTTAACGACACGTCTCAGTCTAATTTGGCTATGATGCGTGAGTTTAGGCAGTTAGCTGATGAGAGTACAGGTATTCCTTCCATCTCACACGGTCAAACTGGTGTTTCAGGCTTCGGACGTACCTCTAGTGGCATGTCAATGCTTCTGAATAATGCATCCCTAAACATTAAGACAGTTATCCGTAATATAGACGAATATCTGCTTCGTCCTCTGGGTCAAGCCTATTTCAACTGGAATATGCAGTTTAACTCGGAAGACATGCCTGATATCGTCGGAGATTTGGAGGTTGTGGCTTTAGGCTCACAAAGTTTGCAACAGAAAGAAGTTAAAGCTCAACGTATGCAAACTTTCTTACAAATTAGTGCCAACCCAGCCCTTGCCCCTCTAGTTAAATTGCCAACAATCTTAAAAGACTTGGCGATCTCTATGGATATGGACCCTGATGAAGCGGCATTTTATGCGCGACTCATGGGTAGTATGGGACAGGCCGGTGCTCAACCCGGTAGTGGCGGTGCTGTTGGTGGCTTAGCCCCCGAAGCTCCCGTCCCCGGTGAACAAGGCTTCACAGGTAATAACATCTCCTCAGGTAATCCTGAAGGGAACAACGGACAAGAGGCTACCCTCTAATGACAAATGAACTGGCAATGGCGGTATTAAACCCATCTTGGCAGTTCTTTGAGAGGCACCTCCGAGATGAGAGGGAGAAGTTGGTAAGCCAGCTTCTTCAACTATCTAGCGTCGATCAAACGAACCTCCTGAGAGGGCAGATCAAAGGGCTCGACACCCTTCTGAGACTACCTGAACAGGCCAAGCGATTTAAGGAAGGCAAACTTTAAGCCCACCCTTGATGACGTCCAATGTTGGACACAACCCTTGAACTCTGTGAGAAATGAAGCGGCCCTCGAAGCTGCACCTCACTGAAATCAGACTTAAGGAATTATCTTTATGACTAGCTTACTCGCAACTACTTCAGACAACTTCGTTGAAACTACTACCCAAACTGATGGCGCACCCGATGTCGAAACAGGTGCCACCCAGACGGGCGGAGGTGGTAACTCGGACGGTGTTAACTGGGAGAAGCGTTACAAGGATTTGCAGTCCTACTCAGACCGCACTACAAACCAACTGCGTGATGAGTTGAAGCAAGCTCAGGCTTCTGGTTTTAAGATGCCCAACTCCCCAGAGGAGATGGAAGCGTTCAAACTAGAAAACCCTGCCGTATTTAACATGATGCGTACCGTAGCATTAACAGAGCAACAAGCCCAACAGGGTCAAGTGAATGAGCGTGTAGACGCCGTTGAACGGACTGTTGGAGCGACGAAGGCTCAGTTGGCTAAGGCATCCATCTTGGAGCGTCACCCTGACTTTGCTCAGATTGTAAACTCTGCTGAATTTAAGGTTTGGGCTCCCACCCAACCTATCGAGGTTCAGAACTGGATTTATAAGAATCCAGATAACGCCAATCTGGCGATTGCAGCTCTTGACATGTTCAAGGCTCAAGCTGGCAATAAAAATAACTCTAACACCCCATCACAAGCTTCCGCTGCCGATGCCGTCTCCACCAACTCGTCTCCAGATGTACCGACGACTGGTAAGATTTGGAAAGGTAGTGAGATTAAGCGACTCAGCCCTCAAGATTATGAAAAACATGAGGCTGATATCGACCAAGCTTGGCTTGAGGGGCGTGTCGATTTGAATTCATAACAAGGAATTAAATAATGTCTAATTTTGCAGGTGCAGGTAGCACTAACTTTGGTGGCGCTAGTGGTGGTACGGGCAATTGGCTCGCTACTATTTACTCCCAGAAAGCCCTGAAGTTCTTCCGTACTGCTTCCGTCGTTGAAGGTATTACCAACAACGATTACCTCGGTGAAATCTCAGCCTTCGGTGACACTGTACGTGTTATCAAAGAGCCCACCATCACCGTTAACTCTTATACCCGTGGCGCTACGCTGACTCCTCAGGCGCTGACCGATAATGAGCTGACCCTCACCATCGACCAAGCCAACGAGTTTAGCTTCCAAGTTGATGACCTTGAAGCCAAGCTGGCCCACGTAAACTGGAAAGAGCTTGCTACTTCTAGTGGTGCTTACTCGCTGAGCAACAAGTTTGACCAAGAAGTGCTGGGATATATGTCTACTCAGCATCTGGCTGCTAACGAAGTGAACGACCAAACCACTGCTAACATCCTCACTGTAGGGTACGGTTCTGGTGAGCAGAATCCTCTGGATTTGCTGTCTCAGATGGGTCGGTTGCTAGATGAGCAGGAAGTGCCTGATGAAGGCCGCTGGTGTGTTGTTTCCCCCAAGTTCTTGGAAGCTCTGGTTAAAGCCGGTGCTGACATCCTGAACACCGATTTCAACGGTGGTGGTAACAGCCTGAAGAACGGTTTGGCTATGCCTCACCCTCTACGTGGTTTCCGTCTGCACAAAACCAACAACGCTCCTAAGTACACCTCCACTGGTGGTACTCCGGTAGTTGACGCAGACATCCTGATGGCTGGTCACATGAGCGCTGTTGCAACTGCCTCGGCAATCACCAACACTGAGAGCTTCCGTTCTCAGACCACTTTCGCTGACGTTGTACGTGGTTTGCATGTATACGCTCGGTCTGTGGTTCGTCCAGAGTCTCTGACTGTGGCACACATCACCTACGCCTAATAACGTAGTGTAACATCCAAGGGTGGGTGGAGGATTTCTCCTCTGCCTGCCCTTTTTAGTTTCTGAGGCATTGATATGGCGAAGACTTACCTAGATATTCTAAATGCTGCACTCTTGGACGCCAATGAGGTGCAACTAACATCCACAACCTTCCTCAGTGCCCGTGGCATTCAAGCTTTTGCAAAAGAGGCTGTAAACCGCGCCCTCATGGATATTGCTAATGAGAGCAGTGAGTGGGAGTGGCTTAAGGGTGACACCGCAGCCTCCACCACCGAGGTTACTACAGTTGAAGATGATCAGTGGTATCAGTTTGCTGCCACAGCACCCCTTAAGGTAGACTTTGACACGTTCTACCTAAAGAACTCCGACGATTTAAACCAAAGGCTATCCCGAGTCACTTATCAAGAGTGGGATAACCTTTATAGAAACTTAGACGAGCCTACAGATGCTAAGGGTATTCCCCTCTACGTTATTGAGTTGGACGAGAAGAATCAATTCGGACTCTCTCCAATCCCAGATGGTGTATATACAGTTAGCTTTAACTCTTGGGATTACGCAACCCTATTAGTGAACGCGGCGGACCCCATCCCCTTCTCAGACCAATACTACAACGTGCTGGTGAGTAAGGTGAGATACTACTTGTGGGACTTTAAGGACGACCAGAACAAGGCGTCAAGAGCAGGTAAGGATTACAGGTATGCCCTCAATAGAATGAGGGACAATAATACAACACCAGAACCAACTCGTATGAGATATATGTAAGGAGGGTTTATGCCTACAGATGAGAAGACGCACATCGTCAAGTTTCAAGGGGGCTTAAACCTCTCCAACTCCGAGCTGGATGCTATTGAGCAGTCGGGTTGGTGTGAGAGCATGGTTAACTTCGAGAGCGACGTCCGTGGTGGGTATCGTAGGATTAACGGGTATGAGAGGTTTGGTAGTACAAGCGCAACAATACCCGGAGCCTTTGATACATCTGTCCACCCTGTCATGACCTGCCCCTTCTACAAAGGGGTGGTTACGGTGAGGTTGGGGGACGTATACTACTCGGAGGATGGAATTACTTGGATAGAGGTGAGTAAGGATACTTCTGGAGGTTTTGTCAGTGAGGCCACCCTAGTAGGGCTTGGCTCCCTTACTCGCACAACTACCGGTCTTGAGGAGTATGAATCTGACAAGTGGAACAACGGTATTGATGAAGAGATAATCCTAGTCGATAATGTAGGGTCAAACCCTATAGCTAGGTTTGCAATCCGGGATAACGCAGGGAGCAACGAATACTTCTACCAAGAGGCTACAGCAGCTGATTGGGGTGGTGTGGCTAGGTTTCCCTCGTCTGTAGCTGTGTTAGGTGACAGGATACTGTACGGGGCTGATCCGGCTAACGTAACCAGTTCCTATTACACCGACCTGTTTGAACCCTTTGGGTTTGTAGCGGGTGGTGAGGTTCTTATCGCAGATATTGTGGAGGCTGTGAGCAGCTTCCGTGAGACTGCTGTAATCTTCGGCAGGAACACCATACACCGTTGGAGTGACATTGGAGACCCGGTTAATGAAGCTGCGCTGCCAATCACAACAAACTTGGGATGTCTTGCGAAAGGCTCCATCCAAGAATTAGGGGGAGACCTCATATTCTTAGCCCCGGATGGGTTAAGGACTTTGGCTGGAACGGCGAAGATTGGAGACCTTGAGCTTGGCTCCATGTCTGCACCAATCAACTCTGAGATGCCAGATATCGTTGATCAACTAGATACCCTTACGGTTACATCTGCGGTAATCCGCAAGAGGAACAATTACAGGTTATTCTTTCACAATAAGGATGTTACAGACGCCACTCAGTTTGGGTTTGGACTCGTCCTGAAGCGCACCCCCCAAGGGTCGGTGTGGGAGTGGAATAGATTTACATCCCTTCCTATCTGGAGCTTATGTTCTGGGTTTGACACAGATGGGATTGAGATGGTATATCACACAGCTAATATCAATGGACGCCCTTTTGTCTACAGGCACAACTTCGGTATTGATTTTGATGGTTCCCGTATTAACGGCTCCTTCAAAATACCCTACATTGTAATGGGAGACCCTGAATTCAGGAAGTCTATCCATAGTATTCGGGTATATTCCAAAGGAGAGGGGTTCGCCTACAACTACCAATTTAAGTTGAGTTATGACACAGACGATGGTAATGCCATGAGTCCGGGTACATACTTCACAGACAACACCATAGCGGACTCCACTTATGGAGCTGGACAATATGCTGCCGCTGCCTATGGGGCAGGGTCTAAGGAAACTCTCGTGTTTAACGTAGAGGGTTCTGGGAAGGCATTTGACATTACATTCGCTTCTAAGGGGGATACACCTCCATTCACAATTCAAGGAATTTCTGTATCCTACTTCGCTAACGGGAGATACTAATGACAGGGTATACACGCCAAGAGGTGTTCAACGATGGAGACGTCATCCTCGCTGAACACGGCAATAACGAGTTTGACCAAGTAGAAGCCTCTATGGCTGCTAGCTCTGGCCACACGCACAATGGTGCTTCTGGTGAGGGTGGTTTCATTGGTAAGCTGGCTGACGTAACAGATACGCAGAAAGTAGAGATTACAGGCACAGGCGCACGAGTAACAACGGATTTAGATGTTATTGGTGCGATTTCTGTGGGTACAACTGTCGATGGGCGAGATGTCGCTGCTGATGGTATTATCTTGGATGGTATTGTAGCTGGTACAGGACTCACCGCAGCTGATATTGTTAACGTCCCTGCCGGGGATATTGTAGCTACAGATGTTCAGGCGGCTATTGACGAGCTGGACACAGAGAAAGCGGCTCTCGCTGGGGCAACCTTTACAGGCCCTCTTGTCACCTCATCCACGGTGGACGGGCGGGACGTAGCAACTGATGGCACTAAACTGGACACAATTGAAGCTAGTGCTAAAGACGACCAAATTGCCTCGGAGGTTGTATCTATCGCTTCTGGCAACATCGTAGCTACTGATGTCCAAGGGGCTCTTGACGAATTAGACCTAGAGAAGGCCGCCCTTGCAGGTGCTGCGTTTACTGGAGCTATCACCACCACTTCGACTGTAGATGGTCGAGACGTGTCTGTGGACGGTACAAAACTGGATACAATCGAAACTAGCGCAACAGCAGACCAGACAAACACAGAGATTAAGACTGCCTATGAGGCTAACGCAGACACTAATGAGTTTAGTGATGCAGAGCAAACCAAACTTGCCGGTATTGAGACTAGTGCTAAAGATGACCAGTCCGCAGCTGAGGTAGTATTCACCCCCGCTGGTGGTGTGGTTGCCACTGACGTACAGGCTGCTATTGTGGAGGTTAAGGGAGACATTGCTCTCCAGATTGCTGCTAAGGTACACCATAACGAGGTTGTGGATGTTAACTTCGCCGCATCCCCTTACAGTGTCACTGTCACTAATGACGGTAACATGATTCAGGTGGACACCTCTGGAGGCAATGTTGTATTAAACCTTGTAGACTCTACTGGCTTGTTTGATGACATGCGCTTCTCTGTAGTTAAATATACTGCTGATGCTAACACTGTTACAGTGAATCGCTCCGGCACTGACACCATCAATGGCTCCACCTCACAAGTTATCGCTACCCAGTATGAGCACGTACACTTCGTACTTGATCAGAGTGATGGTGAATGGCTAGCTGCTGGGGGTGTAATTGGTGCTGTTGACGCAGCCTCTGTCACTAATACTCCGGCTGGTAACATCACAGCTACAGATGTACAAGCTGCTATCAATGAGCTGGATACCCTTGGGCTACCTACTCGTAACACAGTGATGAACCAAGACCCTATCAGCCAGACTGAAGCTACTCGTACTGGTATGAGTTCTACTATCTACACCGGTAACGGCACTTCTCAGGCTGTGAACACCGGCGTTGATATGAGCACTGGTGATTTAGCCGGACTGGTCTGGATTAAGAACCGAGATGCCGCAGATTCGCACATCCTAACCGATACCTTTCGTACTGCCGGTGAAACTCTGTCTTCAGACTCAACTGCTGCCGAAGTTACGGATGCTGATACAGTGACCTCTTTTGATGCCACAGGATTCTCTGTCGGTGCTGACCTCAAGGTGAACACCAACCTTGAAGATTATGTAGCTTGGTCCTTCCAAACTAACCAGAAGTTTACAGGCACTACCAACCGTAGCAAAGCGTACACCGCTCACTACAACGCTGACATGGGCTTCTCCATTGTTGGTTATGAAGGTGATGGTGTAGATGGTCATGAGATTCCTCACTTCTTAGGTGTTGAACCTGAGTTGGTTATTTGGAAGAACAGGGACGCAGTGGTTAATTGGTTTGTGCAAGGCTCCGACATAGGGGACTCTGCTGCCGGAGATTACTTGATTCTTGATACCACAGGGGCAGTAGCTAATTCGGGTGGGTTGAATTCTATTTTCAGTGCAGACACAATCGCAACAGGTACAGCAAACAATACTGCCGCAGATAACATGATAGCCTACCACTTCGCCTCAGTACCCGGCGTATCCAAGGTGGGTAAGTACATTGGTACTGGTGCTGCTGGTAACTACGTGGACTGTGGGTTTAAAGCTGGGTTTGTGCTGGTTAAGAACTTAACTACTGCGGCGAGTTGGTGGATGCTAGATAATGCTCGTGGAGACAATAGATTGCTGGCCGACGCGTCTGATGCAGAGTCAGCAACAACGCTACTAGATATGAATGAAACTGGCTTCAATCTTACAGCAACAAGCACTGCCGTGAACAACCTCAACGACGAATACCTGTTCCTCGCCTTCGCAGATAGTGGCTCCGGTCCTACCGACTACGCATACCCAATCAACGATGACCAGCTGGCTGTCAACAATGACACCTTACTGTCCTTCGCTAATGGGTTCAGTACCAATGGTCAGGTGGATACACAAGAACTAACAGCAGGTTCTACCATTGTTACTCTTGGTGCTGGTCATGAAGACAAGCACTACTGGATGTACAAGGATAAGGCTGGTTCATATGCTTTCTCTGAGACACGTCCACTAGAAGGTATTGCTCGCAATGATGCAGATAAGTGGGGTGTTGTTAGTCCTAGTGATGTGACTCTCCGTACCACTGCTAAACACTTTGATTATGAGAGTGCTACGGGTGTTGCTCTGGCTAGTGGCGAGACTGCTACCTTCGAGGCGTATAAAGCTTTTGATAAGGATAGCAATCAACTCTCAACGTCTAAGTGGCGTGTAGCCAGTACCACTACATCTACGCTCCAGTACAAACAGGACGAGAAGCGCATTCTCAAATCATGGAGAATGCGAGCGAGTGATGATGCGGATACCATACCTCGTCAGTTTACTATCGAGGGATCTAATGATGGGTCCAGCTGGGCAGCAATTGATAGTACTTACACAGCGTCGGACTTTACTGACCCCGGTGTTGGGCTGTGGTCAGCCCTACAGAGCGCTAGCGGGAACACTACCGCTTACCTATACCATCGTGTAAATACTACGTTGAACCATGGAGATGCTACTAACACTGATATCACTGAACTAGAGTTCAACACCATCCTCCCCTCCGACTACTACCTAGTCAACAAAGGGCAGATGTACAACTCTAGTGATGCAGCTATCGAACGTATCTACCTTGCTGAAGTACGCACAGGTGGTACTGGTGATGTTACGTTCCTACGTAATCTGCCAGTGGCTAAGGCTAAGGCTGATAGCATGGAGTTGCAGGGCACTCTGACTGTTCATGGTGAGATTGAGAACCGTGGTGTTGCTACAGCATGGGCCTTGGTCGATGAGACGCAGAACCCACCCCTAGTCTTAGATAGCCACAATATTGTTGATGTGGTGGATGGGGGCACCGTAATGGACTACATAGTGGATAGCTCTATAGATCTTAATTCGGCGTGTATTCCCAACTCGGTTGAGGTGACGATTGTCTCTAAAAACCGATTCCGTATTACGTCCAGTGGTATTGCTAGGCGTAGTGTTGCAGTCTTTGGTGGTAAGGAAATCCTATAATGACGATAGTGTATATTGAAGAAGAGGGTGGATCGATCTGGATCTGCTCCGAGCAGTCCACCGCAGACGACTCGGGTATTGAAAGTGCTGATGTGGACCTAAACGGACTGACACACCCTACGGGCTGCTATACCTTGAATACTGGGGCTCTTGTCCTCATACAAGCTAAGGCTGACACATATGACGCTAACCTAGAACAGGAATGGTGTCGTGTAGAGCTAGCGGCCGCTGATATCCAGATTGCATACCTGATTGATGGTGATACACGACAATCACCCCCTCCAAGCGATTGGTATACCTACCGTAAGGAGTTGAGAAATCGTGTAACAAGTGGTGTCATCATTGGTGACCCTTCCTCAGCCGGTAGACCTACTCGTCCAGCAGTTACTTGACATTCGTAAATTTCGTGTTATAATCATGAGATAAAGCCGGAGGGCATTTATGATTTGGAATGATAGTAAAATCCGGCGTCATCTTTCTATGGGTATGATGCATTGTTTAGACGGGGGTAATGGAGGTGATGACGACTCTGATGATGGCATGGATGGATTTGGTGGAACTGGTGGTATAGGTTTTAGTGATCGATCCCAAGAAGAGGCCGAGTCTCAAGCTGCCGGAAAGACCGCTGCGGGAGGTTTGGGAGGAGAGGGAGGAGGTCGTACTAGTCCCTTCACCCAGAAATGGGCTCCCAACAATCCCGCCACACGGTTCGACACAAAAGGCTTAACGTCTCAAGAGTTGGGGCAGAAGACAGATGCCTTCTCTCAGGTGTATGGAACAGACGCCTTTGGGGACACTGTTAGTGCTCAGGAAATTGGGGAGGTGGAGAACACCTTCAACAAGCTTGGGGCTATGATAAGTGTAAACCCAGCTATAGAGACAGCCATCAATACGGTGGCTTTCGCTGTAAACCCCGCATTAGGAATAGTTACTTCTATAGCCCAAACCCAAGCGGCTAGGGGCACGAGAGCTGCTGTAGAGGCGGCTGTCTCTGTTGGCCTATCCTTCGGACTAGCCCCCACAATATCCAGTCTCTCTAGGAGTGTTGGTAGGGTGGGGTTTGAGACGGCTGGGATGGCAGGTGCTCTGGCAGGTGTCGCTGGTACAAAAGCTGCTGCCAATGTCGGTATAGAGGCCTTAGCAGGATTGGTGTCTGCTAACGTAGACCCTGATGCCCCAGCAGGGGACAGAGCGGCTTTAGGTGGAGAGGGGAGTTTGTTGTCCCCAGAGGTAGGTGGACATGCCCAACCCTCGTTCTCAAGTTACTCCAGCTATGCACAAAGGGCAGACCCCTACCACTACTATAAAGAGATACTGGATAGCATGAATGATATTAGAAAGGAGGGTAGGTAATGACTCACGAGTTTAGGATGGAGGAGATTGAGGCAGGTGAGGATACAATCCTGCGCAGGGTTAGAATCCCTCACGATGATCCTGTGAGCAGCCCTATTAAACCTGCGGTACAACCCGTAGTCCAAAGTGTCCCAACCACCCTCTCTACAGATACAGGAGGAGCCCCCGTGGCAAATACAGAAGCTATTAATCAGCTGGCCTCGGCGGTACAAGGAACTAATCCTGCACTAACCCCGCCCGATCTGGCAGACACAGAATTACAGGACATCCAAGTAACGGACGAGACGCTACAAGACCCCCTAGCTGTTCAAGCTCAGGCTCCAGAGGAGCTAGACGCAGCCTTAGGTACGGCCACCACTGTAGGTGAAGATATAGGCCAAGTGGAAGCTGCTCAAGTTGACGCGGCTGTCATTGGTGAAGGGGCGGAGGCAGAAGCTGCACAAGGTGCGGCCATTCAGCGAGATTTGGAGAGGAACGAGCTAGTTAGTGAACAGCTTGCGGAACTCACCATTGGTATTGAGAGTGGAGAGATCCCTATCTGGGCTCGCCCCGCTGTAGCTAACGTTGATAGAAACCTCGCCAAGAGGGGCCTCTCACGGTCCTCTATAGGGCAGGCACAGCTCACCAATGCCATCATACAGGCTGCAATGCCGTTGGCTCAGGGCAACGCTGCGGCCTTACAGAGGCGCTCAGAGATTAACCTGAGCAATGCCCAGCAGACAGAGATGCAGAACTTGTCCAACCGTCAACAGGCGGCTATGCAGACAAGTATGCAACAGCAGCAAGTATTGATTAGTGATCAAGCCTCAGAGAACGCAGCAGCCCACTTTAATGCTTCAAGTGAGCAGCAGGTGGAGCAGTTTAATTCTCAGATGAAGACGTCAATCGCCCAGAACAACGCTGCTCGTATTACAACTATGGATCAGTTTAACGCTGGTCAGACGAATGCCATGACGCAGTTTAGTGCTCAGGCTGAGATGCAGGTGGATCAGTTTAACGTAGCTAATGCCACAGCTATAGCCCAGAGTAATGTTAACTGGCGGAGGCAGGTTAATACGGCCAACACCACTGCTGCTAATACAGCTATTATGAATGATGTGAATAACCGGTTTAAGCTCACGTCCCAAGACATGGCTAACCGCTGGCAGAGCCTACGTGACTTAGCCAACTGGAACAACCAAAGTATCCAGAATGGTTTGGATAGGACGAATAAGCTAACCCTCGGTGCTATGCAATCTGAGGCTGCCAAAGACGCAGCCTACACAGAGGCTATGGGCCAAGTTATTGGCTACGGTATTGCCGGTGGTGGTGGTACTGCGGGTAGCGGCACATCCCTCCTCCAAGAGGGTGTAGGGGTTGCTAAAGACCTTGGCGGCAGTGCTTGGGATTATATAACTGACGGCAGCTTAGCAGGAGATATCTCCGCTGGTTGGGATGTAGTCACAGGTTGGTTTGATTAAGGAGATATAATGTCTAATTTAAAATGGCTCAAAAAGGCCACGAAAGACAAAGCCCAAGACATTATGGACTTGGCAGACGAGTATTGGGACACAATCCTTGGTGACGTAGAGGGAGCCCCTAAAGATTTGGAAGACGCTCCCAACGCTATCGGTAAGATGGCTGTAGTTAGCTCTCTAGGATTGATGATGTACATGCCTAGCAACGCTAAGCAGATTGCCAATGCCTTTGGAGAGTCTTCCAACCTTGAGACAGGGGCTGTCAATAACATGAAGGGTAAGGGGTATGTCCCCAAGGTTAGCCAAGGTTTGGAAGCTGCTGCACGTTCTGTTGATGAATGGGCAAGCCAGCTAGAACAAGCCCCCGACCTCAGCTCCACAGAGTCCACTAAAGAGCTTAAAAACTTCATGCCAATGTTCGAGCGTCTCCTGTCCGATAGGATAGAGGAGCAGACTAAAATCGACGAAGAGTTGGCCCTAGCACAATCTGAGGAGGTCAGCCTACTGGCTTCACCTGAGGAGGATGGCAATGTCCCGTTCACTAACTAATGTTCCAATCCCCGGACAGGGACTAACCTCTGATCCTGCTGCCCCCCAGATGCACGAGAAGCCCTCCCAGTTTTCAGATGTGGGTAAGGCTGTCGATGATATGTTCAATGATTTGATGAGTAAGGATAAGCTTCCACACGTCATCAAGCTGTTGAGCGAGGGTAAGGTGTTTGTAGATCGTATCGCCTCCGCCTATATCGAGCAAGGTCTTGTTACAGGTAGGTGGAACACCGACATGGCACATGCCCTAGTTGAGCCCACCATCTTCCTATTTGCGTGGATAGCGTCTCAGACAGGTATGCCTGTAGTGTTCAGAGAGGCCGCTCACTTCGATAGTGGTGGTATGGATGTACTAGGTAAGGTTGAAGAGAGCCAAGTGGAGGAGGCGGTACAGAGCCTCCTAGCCCCAGATGAGGAGACAGTGTAATGGCTAGTAATTTTGCAATTGGTTTGCTCAAGGGTTTGGGCACAGGTTTGAAGCTAGACTACGAGAAGCAGCAACTGGAACAAAAGCGAGCTTGGGAAGAACTCCAAGTTGACAACCGTGTGAAGGAGAGCCGTAAGAGCTACGCCTTCCAGAAGGACTATGATAGCGCCCTGAAGAGACTTGATACGGTGTCAATGCCTTTCGAGCAGTACATCGCAGAGCAAGCTCGTGAAGCAGCTTCTAACGCGGGGTTGAAGGGACGAGAGTCTGTTAACTACTCCAAAGCTTGGGCTGCAACTAACACGAACAACTCCAACCGAGCTGCTTATCTGAAGACAAGTGAGCAGGCTCGTGAACGTACTCGTAGGTTGCGGGAGGGCGAGGTTGCACCAGCTTCCGACTTAGACAACCTTGAACAACTTAGTTTCACCTCTCCTGAGTTCAGGTTTGGTCCGGCTGCTGGCACTGAGTTTATTAATATCATCAACCCAAAGACAAACCAACGTACTACCATCCAGAAGGGAACACAACCCCCTGCTGGGTTTATCCTTGACACGAAGGGTGTGAGCAGTGGCACTACGGCTAAAAACGTCAACATCATCAACCCAACCACTGGGCAACGTACCACCATGATTGAGGGGACAACACCCCCAGAAGGGTTTATCCTTGATGTTAAGGGTGTTCCAAAACCCCCTGTCCAGACGGCAGGCTCCGAGAAAGTAGCGGCCATCACCTCTGCATATGCTACCTTGGCTAACGGAGAGTCCACATCAGTAGAGAGGTTAGCGGCCACAGGCATTCTTAAGAGTTACGGTGCAGACCCTACAGCCGACAAGCCAGATACCCTTACAATTACACTTGGTAAGTTGGATGAGGTTAACGTAGAAATTCGTGCTGCAAGAGAGCTTGGAGACGCTAATGCTATCTCCGATGCAATCGACAAGAAGGTGTTTATCCTTAAAAACACAACTGAAGCTGGTGTGGGTATCGCTAGTGGTAATAAGAAGGCTCGTACAGATGCCATCCTTAAGACGGGTGAGTTCCATAAGTCGGGGTATAGGTACGCTAACTCCATCGCTAAGATTACAGCAGCGGTTAAGACCAACCCAATTGCCTCAGGCACCTTGGTTCCGGCTCTGGAGGCTGTGTTCAGTAATATCAGAGCTGAAGCAGGCCACCTAGCCAGCTTGGGACGTACTCCCGAGACAGAGGCTATGGCTAATAAGCTGAAGTTTGACACCGAGTTTTGGAGTCAGTTCGAGACCAGTCAGTTGAGTAGAGACCTCTTAGCCAGTGCTAAGTTTAGGGATGGCTTGATGATGCTCACATACGCCAAGATGGGTATGAACGGCCAGACAGGTAAGGCTGTGTCAGCAGAAGAGTTTAAGAACCAGCTCTCCACTCTGGCTAACGTCTCTGACGGTAACATCATCATAGCTAATATGATGAGCTTGCTGGATGAGAGTGATAGGGACATTAGAGACTACTCTAAGGGCTTGCCCAAGTCTCTCCGTGCAGAGATTGACCGAGAGTTTGACATTCAAGACTTGCTGGACAGGAACGAGGAAGTGAGGAGTGGCATACGTGGTCCTAAACCCACACCCCCTTCAGGTGCTGAGGCAGCGGCAGTAGCTGCGGCTGATGCTAAGCGCCAGAGACTTATGTCCAAGGCAGTGGCTTCGTTCAATAGCAAGCCTCTAGTACAACGTCAGGCAGAGTATGAACGTCTCCCTTCCCAACTTAAAGCAATGATTGCTGATCCACGATAGGAGTTTGGCATGGCCGAGCAGATTGATTTAGATGCATACCTTTCACAATTTGAAACCCCTGAGGAGGCTTCTGCTCAACCGCCTGCACAAGAGTCTGTGCTGGGCATAGACGAATACCTCTCTCAGTTTGATGATGAGCCAGTGACACAAGACGTTACCACCAGTCCCCTAGAGGTTGTAGAGAAGCCAGAGGTGGGGGACAGGGCGTCTCAACTATTTCAGAGCAGTGCAGGTGTCCTAGCTACGGGGCAGAAGGAGCCTGAATTTGACAGTGAGAAAGAGGCTGCGCTGAAGGCTCAGGGCATCGTCACCACTGAACCTTTCGGATCAGAGGACAGTGTTGTCTTCGGACTCACCAATAGTTTGAGCAGCCCCCAAAGGGCTTCTGTCCTAGCTAACATCTTCAAGACGGATTTCCGTGAGGTTGACGGAGAGTGGCAACGTAAGATAAGGACAGAGGATGGTGTACGTTGGGCCCTCACCAATGAGGACGGGCTTACACACGAAGACATCGCGGAGTTTGTGGCTGCTGAAGGTTTGCCCTTCATCCTAGGTACAGGTACTGCGGCTCTCGCAGGCGCAGCAGCTGCCCCCACAGGTCCGGGTGCAGTGGCAGCAGGAATCGCTGGAGACTTCGTAGGCTCTTATGCAGGTTACGTCTCCAACCTCCTCCTGCTCAAGCAGGCTAAAGACATCCCAGATGAGGTGTTGCCTCTGAGCGACATCCTCACAGAGGGCCCTGCTAATGAGGCTCTTGTGGGGATGGTGGGTGCCATTGGCATAGCCGCCACCCTCAAAACTGTAAGCACCATCTACAGGTTGGCTACAGGAACTAAGCTAGACCCAGCAGTTGTTGGTCGCCTGAAGGAAGCTTTGGTTAAGCACAAGGATGTGGACAATTCTTTGGTGGCCTCTGTTGAGGAGGCAACCGGTGTTAAGATCCCACTCACCGTTGGGCAAACCAGTGACGACTCTCTCGTCCAAAGCTTGGAGCACACATTCACACAGCAGTCTTTGGTTAAGAGGGGGGAGCACGATGATGACCCCCTTGGCTTGGCAGATACAGCAGAGTCTGTAGTGAGAGCTTCAGAGAGCTTCATCCGTCAGAAGTATGGGCAGGGTGCAGATAGGGTGAGTGACATTGAGAACTTGGTGAGGGATAAGGTGAAGCAAACACACCTAGCCCTACAGGACAGTATTGTCAGGCAGAAGGTGCATATCCAGAACACCTTTGACAAGGTGAAGGGACGCTTCAGTGCAGCCGCTCCTGACACAGATACCTTCGCCACACAACTACGAACTACTGTGACGGAGACAAGGGATGCGATTAGTGATGCATTCGCTCCTCAGTTTGCTAAGCTGGCAGAGACATATGGTAAGATTAAGGGCCCTAATA